CACCAAAAGGACCAGGTGGGTGTGAATTTAATGTGAGATGTTATGCTCAAAATTATCCAGATTTGTATAATGCACTAAACAGAAATGACAAATTAATGACTGAATATTGGACAGATGTTGGAAAAGAAAATGGAGATAATCCTTGCTGTGGAGCAAAATTAGAACAAGGTAAAAATTATAATGAAAATCATGTAAAATGTAATGCAAGAAATGGATTTTATGACAAAAAAACAGGTAAATGTGATCTTACCAGAAATATGAAAGGAATTAAGAGAACATTTCGTCAAGTTGCTGAAGATGAATGTAAAGCTGAAGGAAATTTTTGGGATAATGGAATAGAAAAATATATTACTGAAGAAAGAACTCAACCTGATTTTTTTACAGGAAAATTTGAAATTCGTAGAACTGAACATTCAAGAGTTACTGGACAACCAAAGTGTGATTCTACCAGGAATCTCCAAGGAAAAAATAAAATTGAAGAAGCTGCAAAACAACAAGCTGAAGCAAATAAAAGAACTATTGATCGAATTGTTAGAGATGATTTCTTTCCTGCTTGTTATGCTGAAAATAATCCAGATGTTGTTGAAAAAGTTGGTAATACAGATGCAGCCTTAGAGAAACATTTTAGAGAATATGGTATTGAGCAAAAACGTTCTTCTAAATGTGGAGCTACCTTACAAGAACAAAAGGTAGCAGCAAATAAAGCCAGGGCTCTTGAAGGATTTAACGCTTTTTGTTATGCATACAATAATCCAGACATATTTAATCCTATATGGCAAGCATATTCAGAAAAGCTTCAACGCGGAGAAAGACCTAATCAAGCAGAAGTAACAGATTCTTTAAAGAAACATTTTATGGATGTTGGTTATGACAAAAAATTAGATTATTCTTGTGCGCCAAGAGATAATGAATATAATTGGAGATGCTTTTCTGAAAATATGAGAACTATTGTTGCGCCTGGACAAACGAATTTTGATAATGAAGGACAAGTTAATCGTTATTGGGAATCACAGAAAAATAATAGTTGGGAAACTTTTAATAAAGGATCATGCAGAGATAAGGATATAAGTAAATCTCAACAAGTAAGAGATTTCAATGCAAAATGTTATGCTTTTAATAATCCAGAATTATTCAATAAATTTGGTAGAAATGATTCAGCATATCTAGAACATTTTAGAACTGAAGGGTTTGACCAGGGATTAGATACATCCTGTGACTTAAGAAATCAAACTTTTAAACCAGAATGTTATGGCTTAGCAAATCCAGATTTGGGAACAACAGATGTTGCTGCATTAACAAATCATTGGAATTCTACTGGAAAAAATGAATGGCGCGGTATTAATTGCACACCAGAACAAGCAGAAACTGTATTTCAAAAACAATATTGCCAGGACACTGAAAGTTTCTGGGATGGAACAACTTGCGATTTAACAAGGCATACAAATGGACAACTTAAAGAAGAAATTTCTCAGAAAATAATTGATGATTATATAAATTTATACCCTGAACCACAAAGAAATGCTGGAAGAGTTCATAATGACTTAAATATAAGAAATGCTCAAAATGCTTATGATTATAAACTAAATCAATCACAATGTAAACAAAATAATACTGGATTTTGGAATACACTTGGTTGGTGTGATGAAAATCTTACTCCTGAAGGAGAATCTAAAAAAGATTTATGTGAAAAACAAAATGAATATTATGATAATATTTCACATGTATGTGACCCTAATAGACTTCCTAATGGAAAAACTCAAATTGAAGAAGATGAATATAATCAGCGTATATTATGCAATCAACAAAATGAATATTATGACCAGGTTTCAGGGTTATGTGATCCTGAAAGACTTCCTAGTGGAATAACTCTAATTGAACAATATGAAAGGGAGAGAATAGAAGAAGAAAGAATAAAATTAGAAGAAGAAACAAGAAAAAATGAACAAGCAAGAAGAGAAGGAGTTTGTAAAGAAAAGGGACTTATTTTTTATCCTCCCTGGAATGAGAAAACTGTGGATGGTTGTGCAAGTCAACAACAAATTGATTGTGACAGAAAAGGACTTATTTATTACCCAAAACAGGGATATACACTAGATAGTTGTAAAACTCAAGCAGAAGTAGACTGGATTAATCAATTTGAAATCGATTCAAAAGCAAGAAGTGAAAGAGTTTGTAAAGAAAAAGGACTTATTTTTTATCCTCCTTTCGTTGGAAAAACTACAGAAGGTTGTGCAACTCAAGAACAAATTCAAATAGAAGAAGGCGGAAAGGAATGTGCCACTCGTGGACTTGTTTATAGCACATATCCTGGATTAGTTGGTTGTATAACTCAAGAACAAAATCAAACAGAACAAGAAAAACTTGCAAAACCTTATGATAATACTAAAACATATAACAAAGGTGATATATTAGAGAAAGATGGAATTATTTATGAAATGATTTATGCTGTTGGAGGGCCTGGAGTAGAACCAAAACCAAATTCTGGAAATTTTAAAATAATTGGAAGATTAACTGAAGCAGACATTCAAAGACGGGCAGCAGCAAGTCAAGCAGAACGTCAAAAACAGGAAACAGACGAAATAAAAGCAAGAAATGCACCAGAGTATGATTTTAGTAAACGTCCTGGAACCAGTAATTTTTATGAAATTGGTGATTTTGTAAAGGGTCCTAATGATGGACGCACTTATAAACTAATTGCTCCCTTTGAAAGAGTTCCACCACCAGATCTAAATTATTGGCAAGAAATTATCATTCAACAACCAGAAGAAGTTAAACCAGAAGAAGCAAAAGAAATTACAATATATAATGATGGTGAAATATATAATATTGGTGATAGAGTAAAATATACAGATGGAATTGTTTATAAAATGATTCAATTTTTTGGTAATAATGGAGAAAAACCACTAAATTCTACTTTTTGGCAAGTTGTGTCTACTCCAGAAGAAATTCAAAAAGCAACTGCAGATATAATAACAAATGCAGAAGATTATGATGATAGCAAAATATACCAGGTTCATGATGTAATAAAATATAATGGAAATGTTTACAGATTAATTATCTTTTTTGGTGGATCAGGTTATAATCCAGAAGCACATCCTACTAATTGGCAAAAAATTCAAGCACCTGCACCAGCACCAGCGCCTGCACCAGCGCCTGCACCAGCTACAGTAGAAGATTATAATAATGATAAAGTATATGGAGTTGGTGATATAGTAAAGAAAGATGGAATTACTTATAAAATGATTGATGGAATTGGAGTTCCTGGTTATCCGCCACCAAGACCTTCAAATTGGCAAGAAATTCCTACAGGATCAGGAAAGTCATTAACTTTAACTTTATATTGGGCAAAATGGTGTCCTCATTGCCACGATATGATGCCTGAATGGAAGAAATTGAAATCATCTTTTAAAGGTGTAAAAATTCAAGCAATAGAAGAACAAGATTCTAGAATTAAAGTTGATGGTTACCCTTTCATCATTCTCCAGGATGGAAATAAGATGGAAAAGTATGAAGGACCAAGAACTGCCAAAGCAATAAAAAATACTCTAAAAAATAAACTTTCTTAAGAATAAATGGACGCTATGCAACAGTTTGAAAAGACGCAGATGATTCTAAAACATAAGAAAATGTATTATAGTGTAAAAAGAGCTATGAATATTCAAGCAAGAAGTAAAATCAAGCCTTCAAGCATGAATCCAGTTCTTCTAAATACGCCTGGTATGCAAGGTGGTATTCGAATTACTGATCAACCATTAGATCTATATTATCCTACAAATTAATCTTCTTCTTCCTCTTCCTCTTCTTCGGATTCATACGGAGTCTCAATAATATTATTCAAATGAGACTGCAACCGATGAAGAATAGTCATATAACTTATGCTATTCTTTATTAATTCCCAAATTGTATCCTTAATCTCCTGTTCAGCTTCTTCATTAATGCAAGAAATAACATCAGATCTATTCGTAATTTCTCTTTGCTCTTCCACAGGCAGCATCATAATCCAGGTAAAGATATGATCTTCTACTTCATCAAGAATATGGCTCATTATGTATGTAAAAGAGGTTAACTTTTAAATGTTTACTAAAAGAAATGGCATATAATAAAAGCTATTATCAGGAAAATAAGAAACGACTACTTGAAAAGAATAAGAATTATTACCAAGAAAATAGAGAACAACTCATAGAAAATAATAAGCAATATTACTGGAAAAATCCAGAAGAAAATAGACAAAAACATCGGGAATACTATGCAGCAAATAGGGAAAAAATACTCGAACAAAAGAAAAAAATGCGCATGAATTATACTGAAAATAGCATAGAAATTGACAAAAATATTAGTATTAAGTTTGATTAATTATGTTTATTATTTTCTGTTTTCTGTTAAGCGTTTCTCGCCAGGGTCATTCGTCAGAGCTTGCCCGAGTTGAATCTCATTTTAAAATTATTTTTTCCAGGCTCAAAACCAACGTGATTTTATAAAATCGGAAACAGAAAAAGGAAAACAGCTTAAATGATTCTCTCTAGTATAAAGTAAAATGCCCGAGGTCGAAGGAAATTACACATGCTATGTATGCAATATTATGGGATTGACTCATGAAGCCTGGAAAGAGCATCAAATTATTGATGAGCACCTAGAAAAGGTTAAGCGAGTAGTAAAAAATCAATGGTTCTGCACTAAGTGTGACCATCAGTTTGATAGTCAGCGTCTATTTGATCGGCACTGTGAGAGTAAGAAACATAGATTTGGTCAACTAACCTTGGATGAATTATTTTGTCATAAATGTAATACTCAGTGCCAGAATAAGGCTAAGTGGGATGCTCATATTTTGACTAAGAAACATGCAAATGACAAGGTAGCAAAAACACAAGAGGAACTTTTTTGCAATAAATGTAATACTCAATGTCATAATGATTCTGAGTGGACAAAGCATATCCAGACTAAGAAACATCTTAACCCTAAAGACCAGGAAAGACATTGTGAAGCATGTAACAGTGATTCTGTTTCTGATTTAACTTGGACTGCTCATCTAAAATCTAAGAAACATATTGCTAATACTATTATAAATGGAACGTGATTTCCCAAAGCAATATAGTTCAGATTTGTTAAAGGTTTTGAAAGGTATTTCCTTGGGCACACCTATGGTTGTAGGATCGTCAGCTGATCATCGCATCATGTATTCTGCAGATTATGATTTGATGGAAGAGGTTATTTTGCGTCGAAACTCTGCTACAACTTTTCAAAAGAAACTTAAAAAAATCCAGAAAATTGGTAAGGTTGTTGACATAAAAATTGGTGAAATTTCTCAATGGAATCTTCTTAAAAAACCATTTATTAAAAATGGCACAGTAAAAAATTATAACCAGGGAGATGAGTTGAAACATTTATCTGCATTATGGGCAGCTGAAACTATTACACACGATGAATTTATGCTTGCTCAAACTCTATTGAAGCCGCACTTAACAGCAGAAGAATTTCTAATAGCTCGGAAAGAACTAAGATTTGGTTTGCTAAGATGGACACCAAGAGAAATTTACCAGGGATATAAAAATTTGAGAGACAAATCTATAATCTATTTGTATGATGCTTTCAAAACTAAGGGCATAACAAAACTGGATTTGATAGTATGGTTAAAAAATAAGTATGTAGAGGTCTCAAATATTATTCTATGGACAAATTCTTCTGGAAAACATTTTGCTTATATTCCTGCATTAAAGAAAGGAATAGCTGAAAATATCCTGGAATTTGAAGCTGAAGGTAATTATATAAAAGTAGCTAAACGTATGCTTTCCTTAGCTAAACAATATAAGAATCAATCTGACATTGAAAAATTAACTTCTATTCTGAACTCTCCTATAGGCAAATTATACATGGTAACTTCCGATATCGAAGTCTTAAGCGAATTTCCTGCTGCAGTCAAAAAATATAAGAGAAAAGAATTAGATCTATTAAAAGATGACTTTGCAAAACTATTTTTCCCTGAACTAAAAGGCGCTATTCCTAACCTAAAAATTCTAGACAAAATGAAAGAAGTATTGCAGTCAGAAACTAAAAAAGCCCTGGAATCTGCCAATTTACTTCCACTTCACCGAGATTACCAAATATAAATGACTATTACACGAATAAGTTAACGTTTCCGTAAATATCCAAATATTTTATATGCTTTATAGTATATAAAATGTCTGGCAAGGTAAAATTGACATTTGACAAATCCAAGGAAGCAACCCCTTTAGCTACAGTAAGTGGAGGAGAATATAATAAAGATGTTCTTTATTTGCAAGTTGGGGATGCTAAATCTTCAGGTAAGAAAGGTGTCCAGGAGTTGGAAATTGGGAAACATCGTCTTAGTAAGCTGTCACCACGAAAGCAATCCGAAGTTATGCGAGTGTTACAAGAAGCTTACAAAAAAGGAATTCCTCCCGAACATCTTAATATTGACGTTGAAGGAGCAGAAGATGTTTATAGAGAAATGTTAGGTGAAGTTGAACAAAAAGGTTCATCTAAAATTAAGTTGCCACCTGGATCAACATTTTCACTAAATATTAATCCTGATCCTCAAAAGAGATTCATTTATTATATTGCAGGAGCATCAGGCAGTGGAAAGTCTTATATTGCTAAACATATTGCTGAACAATACCAGAAACAATTTAAGGGAAGACCAGTATACCTGGTAAGCAAACTAAAGGAAGATGAAACTTTGGATGGAATGGCTGAGAAACCGCTAAGACTAAATATTGAAAAAATTATGGCTACACCACTAAAAGATTTGGAATCTTTGCGTGAAACCCTGATAATATTTGACGACTATGATACACTAACTGGAAAAGAAGCTAAGGCTGTCCAGCAACTAATTGATGACATTTGTATTATGGGTCGTCATACTGTAACATCAATTCTAATTTTGTCACACCACCTAAGCAATTATAAATCAACTCGTTTATGTTTGACGGAGGCTACACATTTTGTAGTATATCCGCAATCTACAGGAGCTCATGCATTGAATTACTTCTTGAAGACATACGTTGGTATGGGTCCTAAAGAAGTCCAGGCAATTAAGAATACAGGATCCAGGTGGTTATGTATTCATAAGAATTTTCCAATTTATTATGTTACGGAAACAGAGGCTGGATTAATAAATAGTGAATAATAATAAATGGTAAGAAAACTGAAACTTCCGCCACCTCCACCTAAGAAAGGTGGTGTAGTTCCAGAAGAATTAGATTTTCTACAACAAATGACTAAACAATCTTATAACTTGGTTGATCCTCAAGAAAACATTAATGGTTGGATCTTAAAGAAATGGACTCCTACAATGAAATTTTGGATGAAAGGAAATGATGTTATTGTTGGTGTTCGTGGAACTAAAACAACTGAAGATGTTATGACCTGGGGAACTGTTCCATTAAATACTTTGGATACAACAATTGTATATAAACGAGACAAAGCAGCAGTGCAACAATTCCAGCAAAAATACCCAAAAGATGAATACAACTATTTTGCTGTGGGTCATTCTTTGGGTGGAGCAATTATTGATAGTTTAATTCGTGCTGGATTGATTAAAGAAGCTGTAAGTTATAATCCTGCTATACAGTATAGAGACATAAATGGAGGATTACCGAATCGTCGAATTTATTATGGTAATGATCCTTTATATAGACTTATGGGGTGGTGGGACAGAAAATCAGAACACCGTGAAGCTGAAAACCGCACGTGGGGTCAGTTCCTTTCTACGTTTACTACTCCTGGTGTAGCATTGGAAGCATTAAGTGCACATAATCTCAAAAATTTTACTGGTGGGCTAAAACGTGTGCAGTTTCTACCTAAAATAATTGGATACAAAGATTAAATCTTATAATTTCCACATCTTTGACAGATTTTCATATGTTTTTTACTACTTCCAATTAGATTAGGTCTTGGAGGCGATCCGATATCGCGACCAAACTTATTATTTAATTTTTGAAATAAATCTCTAGAAAGAGCTTCACCAAGTATTTCTAAACTAACATCAGGATGATACATAAGACTTAAGAACCTTTTTGCTATTTTTTCAAGTTGTTTTGTCTCAGCTTCTGGTAATCTACCCCTAGGAAATCCAAAAAATTGCTGAAGTCCATTATAATCCATTGCTAGGAGCCTGGCACCTTCTGCTGCTAAATTCTCAGGAGCAATTCTAGGAATATTAGCAGGTCTACTTGTAGCTGCTGCTGCATCAAGTTGTCGTTGACGTTCTGCAGCCTGGGCTTCAGCTTCTCTACGTTGTTGATCTCTTTCAGCTCTAGTAAGTGCATTTTCACGTTCAGCTTCACGAGCAGTAACTTCTTCTTCAGTAAGTGGAGGAGCATCTCTTGCTGCTTTCCAAGCCTCAAATGCTTCTCTTTCTTCACGAGGTGGTTGTAGAATATAATCCATCCTATTAAGTAATGCTTTTGCTTCAGGGGTTCCAGCCCAGACTGATTCTCCAGTAAAACTATTTGAAAAAAATACACGTTGATCTTCTATAGAAAATCTTTTCATCCAGATAAGTGGCTTATAAGGACCAGCTTCTGCATATGGTATAACAGTTGCTCCTTCTGATGGTCTACTTCTTAAATTAGCACTAGCAGGATTACCTGGAGGAGGTCTTATTTGTAAATATTTCATACCTGATTTTCCATAAGGATGCGCAATTTCTAGCCAACGTTCCATTTATATTGTAGGAATATTTACTTTCATATATTCATGCTGCATACCAGACGTGTGTCCCATCTTTTCAGCGTCTTCATTCATTTCTGTAACATCATACTTGTGTGAAAGGTAGATGTGTCGAAGCATAGTAGTTCCAACATTTCTACCAAAAATTCTATTTAGAATCCTGGTAATTGAATTCACAGAAGGTAAAGGAGATCCATCGGCAAGAACTAGAAATTGAAATCCTTTAGGAGATTTAGCAGGATGAAATTTCAAATAGAGTTGAATAGAATGAACTAATTCTGCAGGGACATCAAATGTTTGTTCACCATGAGCATTTGCTGTCTTATATTTATTGAATACAAATTGATTAGTATCAACAATAAAATAATTACAATCTTTTTCAGTAGCTTGTTTATCACTCTTAACAACTTTCATAAATTGGTAATCCTGGTTACGACGAGGACTAAATTTTGTGTATAAAGATAGGATCATATATGCAAGAATAGTTGGCCAATCTGCAGGAGTAAACTTAGTAAGATTTTGAACTTCATGTTCAAGTCTTTTTTCATGACCCAAAATTACATCCCAGGATAGCCAATTCTTTTCTTGCTTTGGTGTCTTTATAGTCGAGTCAACGTTTCTGGATTCGTTTGACTTCTCCATCATACGATTATACCAATAAGCAAATATCTTCTTGTATGAAGAAGTCTTATTCAATGACAATGTTGAAACAATTGTTGCTAACATCGTTTTCTGAGATGATTCTGCATAATTTTCCAAACGTAATTCTACACTTGCAGTATTCTTTAACCAGGCAAGATTCTTAAATGGAAGTTCAGAATTCAAACTATAAAGAGTTCGAATATATTGATTTGCAGTTACGTCAGCAATTTCGCGTTTCTCACGTAACTCTTTGTGAAGATTCATCATGAACGGAGTAATATTCTTCATTTTATTATATACACCTAAAATAAGTAAATACTATTAACGAATGGAATTCTTCATTAAGCAAAAACATATAGTGCATCATCAATTTCAGATATTAATGTTTCAAGAAATAGTTTATTAATTGTAATTCTTTCTGGTTTATCGCCATCAGCTTCTGCTTCTCTTATTGCTTGTTCTAAATCTCTTTTTGTTTTATAAAAATAGTTATCAATTATTTTTCTTATTTTTGGTTTAATATTATTTTTATGAGCATCAGTTTTTGCATTATAATATTCATCTTTCAACTTTCTTAAATTTTTTCGTTGATCTTTAAACTTCTGATAACTTTCATAATAAGATTTTTTAATTCTTTCTGCTGCTGACAATTTAGCTCCAGGTTTTTGTGGTAATTTTGGAATTAGTTTTTTAGCGCCGCCTTCATTAACTGATGAAATATGACCTTTAGCATCAACTATAAATTTACGAAATTTTAGTTCAGGATGTTTCTTTTTGACTAATTCTTTAAGTTTATTCATTTCAATTATATGAATTTTAGAATCCAAATCATCTTTTAGACCAAAAGTAGCTTTATACATTCCACAATCTAAATGATCAAAACACCATACTTC